GTTAAAGACCGCCCCCGAAGTCACATTTTAATTCTATTGGGATTTTAAGGGCTAGAACACATGGCAGGAAGAAAACGATCTGACAGCACACATGTCAAAACGCAATTGGTAGATGATCAAGATATTGCACCACCAGAACACGTTCAGCTTCGAGATATTGATATGCCGTTTTGGTATGCTCTCGTGCGCGCGCGCGTAAAGGATAGCTGGAATACAGTTGACCTACAACATGCAGCAAACTTAGCTCGTTGTCAGGCAGACATTGAACGCATTCAGCAAGAGATTCTTGAGGAAGGTGACACGCTAACTAATGATCGCGGGACGGTTGTTCTAAACCCTAAGCATTCGCTACTGGAAACACTCAGCAGAAGATCAATTGCACTGTCTAAACACATTCAGGTGCATGCGGTGGCAACGGTTGGTGAATCAGACAAGCAAAGAGGGAAAAATTCCGCAGCAGCGAAAGGTAGAAAGACCGCTGATAAAACCAAAGAGGCTGATGATTTACTGGCTCGACCGAGCTGATTTTGGTATAATAAATAAGCGAAAAGCCTAGTTGCTGGAAACAACTAAGCCTTTCTAATCAACCTGTTAATGAGAGTAACAAGATGACTGAATCCAATTCTAAAGTCATAGCGCCTGCTATGCAATCCAAGACTGAAATATTTATCCAAAAAGCTATTGCTGTGCATGGCAATAAGTACGATTACTCATTGGTTTTCTATACCAGAAACAGTGATAACGTGAAAATCATTTGTCCTGTACACGGTATTTTTGAACAAACGCCAAAGTCACACCTGAGAGGGTGTCATTGCTTAAAGTGCTCAGGAAAGGCTAGGTCAAACACACCAGACTACATCGAGAAAGCGAAAAAAGTTCATGGTGATAAATATGACTACTCGCTTGTGAAATACCTAAGTAGAGCATCAAGAATAAAAATAATTTGCCCAACACACGGGTTATTTACCCAAGTTGCCAAAGAGCACTTAAGAGGCTATGGCTGTTTTGAGTGTGGTAATGAGGCGATTAGTGCAAAACTATCCAGCAGCAAAGAAAGATTTATTGAGAGTGCACATACAAAGCATGGCGATAAATACGGTTATACGGATGTTGTTTACCAGTCAAGCAAAAAACCAGTATTAATAAGATGCTACAAGCATGGGGTTTTTAGTCAAAGACCTAATGATCACTTGAATGGCAGCGGTTGTCCTGACTGTAAAAATGAAATTACACTCTGGCAAAGAACAAAGTATGTAAAGCACTGTGGATCTGCAAGAGGTGGGATTAGTAATCTTTACATAATTAAGTGTTTTGATGAACATGAGGTTTTTTACAAGGTTGGAATAACGGTCAAGAAGCTTCACCAGAGATTTAGCGGGGCGATACCCTATGCTTACGAGAAAGTGCGATTTATTTCTGAGGATGCTGGCTTTATTTGGGACTTAGAGAAGAAGCTTCATCAGATACTAAAAAAACATAAATACCAGCCATTAAAGCAATTTGGCGGGCAAAACGAATGCTTCTCTGGAATCCCAAAAGAGGTATATAGATTGCTTGATGATATAAATCAAACCAATCAGATTCAATTAATCGCATAAATCAGACCGCCATAAAGGCGGTTTTTTAATGCCTATCGTCTTATAGGTGAAATATATGACACGCGGTGAGCGGGTAATCGCTTTTATCGAGAGATATTGCAAAGCACCAGAGGGTGCACACGTTGGACAGCCAATTGTCCTTGAGGATTTTCAGAAGAAATTCATCCTAGATGTTTATGACAATCCGCATGGCACGCATACAGCGATTTTAAGTATTGCGCGTAAGAATGGTAAAACCGCATTGATTGCAGGCATTCTGTTGGCGCATTTAATAGGGCCAGAGGCGCAGCAAAACAGTCAGATTGTAAGTGGTGCACTCTCCAGAGATCAGGCGGCGATTGTTTTTAAGTTAGCCGTGAAGATGATTAACTTGAATGAAGCACTGCAAGACTTGGTGCACATCATCCCATCAACAAAAACATTGGTTGGCTTGGCAAAAAACGTAGAGTTTAGGGCGTTATCTGCTGAGGGAAAGACGACCCATGGTTTATCCCCTTTGTTAGCAATTTTGGACGAATCTGGGCAAATCAAAGGACCGCAAGACGAATTTGTTGATGCTGTAGTGACAGCACAGGGCGCACATGAAGCACCGCTACTAATGGTGATTAGTACACAAGCTGCCACCGATGCAGACCTGCTGAGTATCTGGATTGATGACGCGCTAAAAGGTGAAGATCCAAGGACAGTATGTCACCTGTATACAACGCCAATGGAAAGCGACATTCTGGATAAGGAGTCTTGGAAGTTATCTAATCCAGCGCTGGGCAAGTTTAGATCGGAGCCTGATATGCAAAAATTAGCAGAAAAGGCCAGTCGAATGCCAAGCGCTGAAAACACTTTCCGAAACCTAAACTTGAATCAGCGTGTTTCTACTGTTTCACCATTTGTTGCAAAACAAACCTGGGATTCTTGCCTTGGTGAATTACCGCCAATTTACGAATGCGATGAGGTTTGGGCGGGGCTAGATTTATCGGCCCGAACAGACTTAACAGCTTGTGTTTTTGTTGGAAAAAAGGGTGACAAGTTCTATGCGTACCCTGTTGTATGGACGCCAGAAATAGGACTGATTGATCGGGCAAAACGTGACCGTGTTCCGTATGATTTGTGGGTGAAGCAGGGATATATGTTCACCACTCCAGGCGCTACAGTTGATTATGAATATGTCGCAAAACATATTGGTGAGGTCGCTTCAGATGTGAAAATTTTACATGCAATCGCATTTGACAGATGGCGAATCGATGTATTTAAGAAGGAGTGCGACAAACTAGGCTTGGAATTGCCGTTGGTGCCCTTTGGTCAAGGCTTTAAGGATATGTCGCCAGCACTGGATACAGTGGAAGCGCAACTTCTAAATGCGAGAATTATTCACAATAACAACCCTGCGCTAAACATGGCAGCCGCGAATGCGGTAGTAGTTAAAGACCCAGCTGGTGGTCGTAAGCTAGACAAATCAAAAGCTACAAACAGGATTGACCCCATGGTGGCACTCACAATGGCGTGTGGCGTTTCTAATTTTGAAGAAACAAAGCAGGCGACATACAACATCTACTTCGTTTAATTTATTCACTTTCCAAAGCTCGCATTACGCGGGCTTTTTTATTGGGAGAGCCTTATGTCTGCTCTACATAAAACCTTTGGCTCTGTCGAAATTAAGAGCCTTGATGAGCAAAAGCGAACCTTTAAGGGAATCGCAAGTACACCAAATCAAGATCGTGCCAAGGATGTGATGGTGCCAAAAGGTGCGGAGTTTAATCTGCCTATGCCCTTGTTATTTCACCATGACCCAACAAAAGCAATTGGTCAGGTGACAAGCGCAAAAGTCACAGCTAATGGCATTGAAGTCGAAATCCATATCCCTGAAATCGAAGAACCGGGTGTCTTGAAAGACCGTGTGGATGAGGCATATCAGTCGCTGAAATACGACTTGGTTAAAGGCTTATCAGTCGGCTTTATCCCGAATTGGGATGAGGCGGAAATGATTAAGGGTGGTGGCATCCAGTTCAACTCATGGGAATGGTATGAGCTTTCATTGGTGACTATCCCTTGTAACCGCGAATCAGAAACAGAATTTTCAAAAGCATTTGAGGAACACAAAGCCGCGTTGGGCAAAAAACCTCAAGACGTTCCAGGTGGCGCTTCACCTGAACAAAAACACGTTGTCGTAAAACTTAATAGCCCAACAAAGGGTGGAGTGAAACTATGAAAGAGTATTTAGCAAAGCTGCTTAAAGCATTGGCTGAAAAAAACCAAGCAATGCAAACAGCATTATCAAAATCAGCAGAAGCGGGCAGCACTCCCGATGAAGCAACAGAAGCAGAAATTCAGGCGATTGAAAAAGATATCGCAGCGATTGAGGTGAATATTGAACGCACTAAAAAGCAAATTGCAGCTGTTGAGGAGGCTGAGAAGAAAGGTCTTCAAGAGCCTACGCCAACACCCGGTCAAGATCCGGCACCAAAAATTGAAATCGTTAAAACTTTAGATAAGGGTATCGGTTTCGCCCAATATGCGCGTGCGAAATTATGCTCACAATTGGCTGCTAAAAACGGCAACTTCGTTTCACCAGTAGAAATGGCTAAGCAAATGGGCTTTGGTGATGAAGTTCAGGACTTAGTGACAAAAGCCACACTAGGCACCACAACTGACGTTGGTTTTGCATCTGCATTAGTGCAAGAAAACCGCTTGGTTGGTGAGTTTGTTGAAATGCTTCGCGCAGCAACCGTATTTGAACAATTGAATGGGTTTCGTGCGGTACCGTTTAACTCAAAAATCCCAAGCCAATTAACAGGCGGCACTGCTGCTTGGGTGGGTGAAGGTGCAGCCAAGCCATTAACTAACCCGACCTATGGCGAAGTGGAAATTAAAGAGCACAAGCTTGCAGCGATTACTGTTTATACGCAGGAATTAATGCGACGTTCTGATCCAGCGGTAGACGTTTTAGTACGTGATGATCTTATCGAAGCATCAAGAACGCTTATTGATAACACTTTCCTTGACGCGGTGGCTGCATCAACTACGCGCCCAGCAGGTGTTTTAAATGGGGTAACAGCCACTCCAAATACAGGCACAACTGCAGTAGCGTACGAAGCCGATCTACTCGCTCTGATCAATACGTTTGTTGCAGCAAATCTATCGCTTGATGGTGCGTATTTCTTAATGTCTGAAACACGTGCTGCACAAATCAGTTTGTTGCGTGATGCTTTAGGCAATAGTTATTTCGCAGGCATGGCACTTCGCGGCACCCGTACATTAATGGGTATCCCAGTCATCACATCGCAGGCAGTAGGCGACAAGATTATTCTTGTTAAGACTTCTGAAATTCTACTTGCTCAAGATGGCGGTGTGGATGTGTCTTACTCTGATCAAGCAACTCTGGTTGATGGCGGCACGACTCACCACTTATGGCAAGAAAACAAATTTGCGGTACGTGTTGAGAAGTTCATCACTTGGGCGAAACGTCGTCCGATTGCTGCAGCATTCCTGGACTACACACCAACTGGCGGCTAATTAAAGTCACCAAAAAAACAGCTCCTTAATCGGGGCTGTTTTTATATCTAAGCATCACAATTGTTTAGCTATAGGAACAGTCTATGAAGATTAAATATTTAAAGATGACCCACGATTCCAATGTTGGGGATGTGAAAGAGGTTCCTGATTTTCAGGCAAATGTATTGCTCAAAATTGGTGTTGCAGAGGTTTATACGGAACCGAAAAAAGCAGCGCCAAAAGCGAAAAAAGAAGATAAAACCAAAGAATAGGATGTAAAGAATGGGCTTTTTCGGAAATTTATTTGGTAAAAAGAAATCCCTCCAAGGAGTCCATTCAAACCAAGGGTGGACTTCTTTATTTGTGCATGAGCCTTATTCTGGTGCTTGGCAAAAGAATGATGAACTAACTCGGGAAGATCTTGCAGCACATCATGCAGTATTTAGTTGTGTGTCTTTAATTTCACAAGATATTGGCAAGATGCCGATTCTGCTAAAAAAGAAGCAGCAAGGTGTCTGGATTGATCAGGAAATTCCAGAGCGATTTAATGTCCTAAATAAGCCAAACCACTACCAGACATGGCAGCAATTCAGCGAACAATGGACCACATCATTATTGCTTCGCGGTAATACCTACGTGATGAAGGTCCGGGATATCTTCTCAGGCAAAGTTGTCGGCCTAAAGGTATTAAATCCCGACCTTACAAAGCCGTTAATCAGTGATGCTGGTGATGTCTTTTATCAGCTTAACGATGATCGACTCAATCAGACTTCGCATGAAGTGGTGCCTGCATCTGAAATTATTCATGATCGTATTAACTGCTTCTATCATCCACTTGTGGGCTTGTCGCCAATTACAGCATGTGCGGTAGCAGCAGGACATGGCTTGGAAATCCAGAAAAGCCAGCGCCAACACTTTAGAAACAACAGTCGACCAGGTGGAATCCTGATTGCTCCCGGGCCTATTGACCCAGATAAAGCAGCAGCAATCAAAAAACAGTGGAATGAAAGCTATGGTGGCGCGAATGCCGGATGTACGGCAGTAGTGGGCGATGGTATGAAGTTTGAAGCCATTTCAGTTTCAGCTGCTGATTCTCAATTGATTGAACAAATGCGAATGAGTAACGAAGTCATTTGCGCTGTTTTCCATGTGCCGCAATTCAAGTTGGGTATTGGTACTATTCCAGCAGGTCAGAAAGTTTCAGACCTGAATGAAATCTACTATTCAGACTGTTTGCAAAGCCTGATTGAGGCGCGTGAAAACCTGCTCGATCAAAGCCTTGGTCTTAAAGACGCGAATTTAGAAGCCTTTCTTGATTTGGATACGCTGATCCGCATGGATTCAGTGTCCCAGATGCAGCGACTTAAAGAAGGTGTTGGTGCAGCAATCATGACACCAAATGAAGCACGTCAAAAACTTGGTTTGGGCCCACTGGAAGGCGGTGACACGGTTTACATGCAGCAGCAGAACTATTCGCTTGAAGCATTGTCTAAGCGCGACCAGATGGATGATCCTTTTGGAAAATCCACACCAAATACGCCGCAAAATACCGAAAATTCAGACCAAAAAGGCCAATATCAAGGCGTTTTTAAGGCTGAAAATCAGTATAAATCAGGCCAGTTTGTGACGCATAAAGGCTCATTGTGGCACTGTGAAAAAGATCATTCAGGTGATTTTAATCACGAAAACTTCAAATTAGCGCAGAAAAAATGGGGTGAAGAATGAGTATTGTAAGTCTTGAGACCCTAAAAGAGCATTTGCGCTATGACGATGATTCAAATGACTTGATGCTTCAGGGTTATTTGGATGCAGCGGATTCGGTGGTGTTGAATTACATCACTGATGAGTTTGAATCTGATTACCCTAAAGCGATTCATCAGGCAATTTTGTTACTGTGTGGATATTGGGATCAGTACCGCAATGCTGAGCAGGAAATGCCGGTAAATGGCAATTTTCTGCCGATGCCGGTACAAAGCCTGCTTTATTCATATCGTAAGCCTACAGCGATTTGAGGTGATCTATGGCCCAACGTGCAGGCGAACTATGCCACCGTGTAACGATTCAGCATAAAACCACGACCTATGATGAATACAACTATGAAACCGAAGCTTGGACTGAATATAAAAAGCTTTGGGGGAAAATTGATTTCCTTTCTGTAAAAGACAGCCTTACAGCAAAGGCCGCAGGATCGGAAACGACAGCTCGGTTAAAACTGCGCAAGCGTGATGATATTGATTCAGGTATGCGCGTTTTGTTTGATGGTCAGACATTCCAGATCGTGTCGCCACCTAAACCTGACAATGAAAATGGTCGTATTTATATGACGTTGGAGTTGTCGTTAGTGGAGTAGGTCATGTCAGTAGAATTCAATATTGAGGGCTTGGATGAATCTCAGGAAAAGCTTAAAAGACTTGGCAATCCTCGCTTAATGAAGAATGCTGCAAGGCGTTCCATGCGTAAAGCCATGGCGATTGTGCGAGATAGTGCTCGATCTGGTGCAAAAGCGATAGATGACCCGCAAACAAGCGAAAAGATTTGGAAAAACATTGCGATTGCCGCAGGGAAAACACGAAACCCAAATGAAGTGGTGATGCGTGTCGGTGTGCGTGGTGGTGCGTCATTCTCAAATCCAAATCCACCTAAAACAAGTGGTGGTGATACGCGGCACTGGCGTTGGATAGAGTTCGGGGCTTCACATTTTCCACCAACGCCTTTCATGCGCCCAGCACTGCAAAACAACATCCAAGCCGTAACCAATAGCTTTGCTGAAAACTTCAATAAAGAAATCGACAAGGAACTCGCTAAATTATGAACATTTTACCCGTAGTTCCGACACTGAAATTAGCTTCAGCGGTCACAGCATTGCTTGGCACCAATCCTTTAAGAGTATTTGAAGATATTGCGCCACACAAAACACCATATCCCTATGCAGTCTGGTCAGTAGTCACAGCAAATCCTGAAAACCACTTGGATTGCCCTGCCAATACAGATCATGTGTCATTCCAAATTGTGGTTTATGACACCCAGCAGAAAAGAGCGTCAGAGATTCGCGCAGCAATACGAAAGGCTCTAGAGCCACATTGCTACGTTACCAATATTCACCCGAACCATTTTGAGCGTATCGCCGACACCAATATTTTTGGTCGTGGCTTTGATGCGAATTGGTTTTTAGACCGTTAAACAAATTTATTTTTCCACATAGCACCCAACCGGGTGCTTTTTTATGCCGAATGAGGATTAATCATGGCTAAAATTGTACTTAATAGCACGCCACAGCCGATTTCAGACGGCACAAAGAAAGTTTATCTCACATCGAGAGCGGGGTATTTCAAGGTTATCCAATCGCAAAGCGCGCCTGATAAAACATCGTGGCATTTCGAGCAGAAGTTTTTTGCAGATAGCGGCAAATGGTGGGCATGGTCAGACAACGGTGAGATTGCTGCTGATAAATCGGAGTGGTAAATATGATCAAAACACCGCTAAGCACCGTCATTGGCGGTGCATTTTGGACACCGGGAGCCACTGTGATTAATGGCGCAAAACTCAGCTTTGAAATTGTCATGAAAAAGCTATTTGCGAATGGCGAGCAGGGTTTTTGGTACGACCCCAATGATTTGAGTACGATGTTTCAGGATGCTGCGGGGACTGTTCCAGTTACGGCTGTGGGGCAGCCTGTAGGCTTGATGTTGGATAAAAGTAAGGGGTTAGTGCTGGGAGTAGAGATAGCCCCCAGCGTCACAAGTATGGATGGATGGTCAGTGGCAGGCTCAACCACCTCGGGTACAGTAACTTCAGACGGAGATTCAATTACTTTTAACGCAAATGGGACAAGTGTGCTCGCACTGCTAAAAACAGGGTTGTCTGTTGATAAATGGTATAAAGCCACTATCACAGTCGCTTCAGTTAGTGGTGTGTTTGTCGTTGAAACTGCCCCAGGGGGAGCTGGTTTTGCGATACCTGCGCCTGGTACATATTCTTATTTTATACGTGGACGTTCCAACGTGTATTTTAGGAACAACCCAAATACGATAGCAACCGCTAAAATAACTGCTATCAGCGTCAAAGAATTAACAGGCAACCACGCCTATCAAACCACATCAGCAGCTCGGCCTATTTTACAAGACTCCCCGCGTCGAATTGATTTTGATGCAGTAGACGACAAACTCATCACCAACCTACCGACACAATTAACAGGCTGTACAGTGATTCGCTCTGTACCAAATGTCGGAACTCAAATACTGACAGGCCAGACGATCCCTGTGACCTACGAGGACAATAAAGACCATTGTGGACTGATTGTGATTAACAGAGCTTTAACTCCTAGTGAAACCTCAGCCATTACTGCCGAATTCAACAAGAGGGCAGGCGTATGAAATTTAACTTATCAGTCGTAAACATCATCCCTGATGCCCACAAAGTCGCGATTAACCAGATTGCTGAACTCTACGGCTGTGGCCCTAACAATCTGTCTGTAAAGCTGCAAGGTGATGGCGGCATTTATTGGGGTTGCCATGCTTGGTGGAAGCCGGAAGATTACGCAATATTTAGCGATGATGAACTGCGACTAGAGGTAGTGCCTACCGAGTTACAACCATCACTTGAGTTTCTGTATGAGCGCCTGATGCTTGATGGTGATGCTCAAGAGAACTGGCAGGCTGCATTAGCTTTAAATGGGTTTTCTGAAGTTCGGGAAGAAACTGAATAAACCAAATCAAACATGACCGCCGAAAGGGCGGTTTTTTAATATCTAAACTTATCGCCACCGAAAGGTGGTTTTTTTATGCCTAAAATTGAGGAGCACTCGCAAATGGCAGAATTACGCACGCAAGGGACAAACGTCTTTGCTTTTGATGGTACCGACATTACGCAACTTGTCTGTGTAACCGGTATCGACTTGGGAAGTGACAGTACTTCAAAAATTGAAACAACCTGTCTTGAAGAAACGAAATCCAAATCCTATATGCCGGGGTTATCTGATCCGGGTGATGGTTCGCTCTCGATTCGACTTGATCCAGAAAATGAATCCCACCTAAAACTTATTCAATGGGCAGAAAATCGTACCGAACTTGAATTTTATATTGGTGCAAGTGATTCAGTTGCTCCACCAACATTATCAGTAGACACAGTAGCTCTACCAACTGGACGCTCGTTCTGGTCATTTAAGGGCGCATTAACCCCAGCAGTACCAACATTTGAAGCGGATTCCATTGTGGGCTACCAGTTCACTTTACAGCGTTCAACTGGTGTGACTCTAACTCCAGCAACTGTTTAATCCAAAGCCCCTGTATTGGGGCTTTATTCTTTCTGGTGAATCATGAAAAAATTAACTTTAAAAGACATTAAATCTGGCGCACTAATGGGTAAGCCGGAGCACGTAACTGTTCAAATTAAAGTAAGTGGTGAAGACGCGGAGTTTGATACTTATATTCTGCCATTTAGCTACAGCACAGCAGTAGCCCAAATGAAAGCCTATGGTGAAAACAAAGAGGCCTTAGCTGGTGTTTTGGCGAGTGTTATTTGTGATGAAACAGGCCAACTCGCATTCACTGAAGATGAAATCCGCACCCATTTTAACCAAGCCTTAGTAGATGCGCTGTGGTCAAAAATTGTGGATATTAACGTATTGGGAAAGCAACTGAACTCAACCAAGACGACGAAATCCTCATCGAGATCAGTATCGCGCTCGGCAAAACGTACAGTGAAATCGCAGACCTCCCATACCGAGAAATCAAAAAGTACACCGCCTACATCCGAAAATACGGAAGCCTCAACCTCGGAAGAAGATTCGAGCAAGAGCTAGCAAGAATTCACCAGTCTATTTTAATGCTGAAAGGCGTTAAAAACGTGAAGCTGCATGACCTAATGACCCATGAAGAAAAGCCAGTAGAAAAGAATCTTGAGGATTATCTGGTGGAGAATTTCGGGAAATAAGAAATCAATTTAGATTGGTTTCTTTTTCACCTGATAATTAGTATCTTGTTCTGAATAATAAATATTCGGGGTTGGGTATGTGGCTTGTATTAATAATTATTGCGGTTGTTATTGGTATATTTATTTTGGCTATGAGGGTGAGCCAGCCAGCGGAAGATGAAAATTTAAAGTTTATCAAAACTCAACAAAACAGAAGTAAGGATGAAGTGAGTGGCAGGAGCTTACCGCCACCATTCCCAATGGGCAGTACTAGAAGAAAGGATGCGAACAAGCTTGCGCCCAAGAGAATTTTCCGACTTGATTATGATGGTTCGCATGATTTTGATAACTATCCATTCGAAATCGTTGGTGAATCACATTATCAATCCAATATTGAACGCTTTGCTATAAAAAGAGAGGGTAAGGGTTGCTTTACTGAAGTAGAGGCGAAAATCATCAGGGAGCTTAACAATAGCCACGATAAAAACGCATGTAGGGTGGATATCAAAGGATTAACGGTTGGTTACTTCCCTCGCAATAATGCCGAGAGTTGGGTAAAGCTTTTAGGGCGCTTAAATATGCCCGATAACTCAGAAGTTTATGTTAAGGCTGTGATTGTTGGTGGTGGAAGCAAAGATTATAGCTTCGGGGTAAGATTGGATATACCATCTAGAATTGCAAATTCTGCTAAATACATAAAAGAAGTTTAAGGTCCTTGTATGAAAAAAATTATTTTATTGGCTTTGGTTATCGGTTTGGTTGGGTGTTCTGGTCAGCCAAAAATATCTGAAGAGAAAAAACAGCAAGTTGTAGCCCATTTTAAAGATGACAAGACAATAAAAGATTCCACATGGACATCATCTTCAACCTTTAGAGTTGGTGTGCTGGATAATGGTTCAAGCAGGGATGGGCTAGCGCAATATGTTTGTCAGGAATTAAATGCATTAGATGTTCATGGTGTGACGGTTAAGGTAATAGATATCCAGAAACTTGTCTCTACAAACAAATGGATAGATTTAGGGCAAGCAAATTGCTCGTAAAGTCTCAAAATCAATAACCGCCACTAGGCGGTTTTTTTACGCCTAGAGGAAAAGTTATGGCTGGCAAGTTAGGTGTTTTAACATTAGATTTAATTGCTCGTATCGGCCAATTTGTTGAGCCAATGAAGAATGCCGAAAGACAGACTAAGACTTCAGCAAGCAATATGGCGCGCGATTTCGAGGAGGCTGATAAAGGTATTTCCATGTCAGCAAAGAATATTGGGCTTTCATTGGCAGGGGTTGCTGCATCCTATGTCTCTATCGACCGACTGATCAATACTCAACGCACTTTTGATAAGCTGAATGCAGGGTTAATAACAGCAACCGGTTCAGCAGAAGGCGCAGCAGCAGCATTTGATTCTTTGCAGAAGTTTGCAAAAGAAACTCCTTATGGCTTGGAGCAGTCTGTAGGTGCCTTTATTAAGCTTACAAACTTGGGGTTAAAGCCATCTGAAGCCGCACTAACATCATACGGCAATACTGCTGCCGCCATGGGTAAAGATCTTGATCAAATGATTGAGGCTGTTGCTGATGCTACCACTGGTGAGTTTGAGCGATTAAAAGAATTTGGAATCAAGGCCAGTCAAGAAAATGGCAAAGTGTCGCTGACGTTTAAGGGCCAAACCACCACCATTAGAAATAATGCCAAAGAGATTGAAAAATACCTTCTTGATCTAGGCAATGTGGACTTCGCCGGTGCTATGGAAAACCGCATGAAAACCCTAGATGGGTCTATTGCAAATCTCGAAGATACAATTGATGGATTATTTCTAAAAGTATCACAATCAGGAATTGGTGATGCGATTAAAGCCGGTGTTGATGGGGCTAGTGAGTCATTGGAAACTCTAGGGGATAACCTAGATACGGTTGGTGATATTGCTTTGGTGGTAGGCGCTATATTTGCTGGAAGATATGCCTCTAGTATGATTGGCAGTATTCAAAAAACAGTTGCTGCAAGCATTGAGCAAAAACAGGCATTAGTAGCTGAACAAGCCGAAAGCGTAAAACTACTTGGCGTTCAGGCGCAAAGAGCGCGCCAAAACGTGGCCTTAGCTTTAACCGAGGTGAATCTAGCTCGCGCAGACTTTAATAATGCTACCACCGCAGCAGCTCGCGCGGCAGCAACACAGCGATTAACAGCAGCAAACATTGCTTTAGCTATTTCTGAGAAACAGGCTTCTATGGCAACAACTGCCTATACAGCAGCTACAGGTGTAGCAACTGTAGCCACAAGCCGACTTGCAGCAGCTAAGGCGCTCTTGCTTGGATTGACAGGCGGATGGGTGGGGCTAGGTATTACTGTGGCTTCTGTAGCGGCTGGCTATTTAATGATGAGAGATGGTGCTGATGAGTCCACTAAATCATTAAGAGAAAACAATGAGTCGGTTGATGATGCAATCAAGAAATATAAGGAGCTTGATGAAGTTAAGCGTCGTGCGCAGCTTGTTTCTGAAAAGAATACTCTTCAGGATCTAGCAAAGGAATACGATGAAGTTAATTCAAAACTAATCACCGCCACTTACTCGTTCAGTCGTCACAATGATATGACATCTGAGCAGTCAAAACAGGTGAATGCTTTAATTTCTGAATACAAAAAAACCGGTGATATTGATCAATTTTCAGGAAAGATCAATGCTCTAAACTTCATTAGCCAAACTTCTAAGGATCGATTCAATACTTTGGGTGGGTCTGTAAAAGATGCTGGTAATGAATTTAAAAACCAAAAGTCTTTTGTGGATCAGATGGCTCCAGCTCTTAAGGGGGTTGGTGATCAGGCTAAACAGACTGCTATTGAAGCCGCAAATCTCAGCGCAGAGATTAGAAAACTTCTTAGCGAAGCAAACCAAACCATTAAAGACTCAGCAATTACCAAGGCTTTAGCAGACCGCGGTTATAACGACACCATGATCGAGTTGGCTAAAAAGTACCTTAATGTTGAAGGTGCGATTGTTACCAATGCGAAAGGTCAAAAGGTCTTAAAAGACGAACTAAAGACTAAACTTCGCGAGGAATATCAAGCCATCATGCGCTCCAAAAATGCTGTCGATGAGCGCAACAAGGCGGAGGAAAAGAGCAAAAAACTACTTGAAGCTACTGGCAATGCAATGAAGGTGAATGCCAAAGTTGCAGCAAATGCGGCCAAGTATAACTTTGCTGCAATTGAGGCTAAAAACAAACTCCCTGAAGGATTACTGTCTGCTATTCACATGCAGGAGTCGCGAGGCAATGCGAACGCCTATAACAAGAGTTCTGGTGCCGCTGGTGGATTCCAGTTTCTTGAAGGCACAGCAAAACAGTACGGTGTAAAAGATCGCTACAACCTTGCGCAATCAGCCGAGGGTGCTGGCAAGTACATGGCCTACCTTCTTGATTTATTCAAAGGGGATCTCGATAAGGCTGTGAGCGCCTACCATGCTGGTGAAGGCAATGTTCAGCGTGGCACGAATATTGGCCCGGTAAACCGCCAGTATGTGAAAAACATCAAGGGTTATTTAGGTGGATCCAGCGGTGTTTCATTCACAGAGGATTATTCTTTTGATGACTGGTTGAAGGAGCTAGAGCAGCACGTAGCTGAGCAAGAAAAGCTTGAGAAAGAACTGGCTGAAACCAAGAAGGCCATTCAGGTCAGCTACTACAACGAATGGCAAAATCTTGAATACGATAACCAAGAAAGAATCAAGGAGATCGAAAAAGCTTTTGCTACTGATCCAACAGAGCGTGACCGTCTTTTAGGGCTTCAGCAGAAGGCTTATGAAGATGATGTGGCTAACTGGATTAAAGCACAGGATGAGCGAGTTAAAGCTGAGAATGAGGCTAATCAGCAGATACTTATAGATCGCTATAAATTCTTGAACGATTCTGTGGCGATGTATGAACGGATTGCTGGCCTGTCATCAGGTGCGGATGAAATATTCGCACGAGCCACTATGTCACCAGAAGGTTACGGTCGATGGTCGCTGGCAAATGATCGATCAAACTCTCAAGCTGCCTTAAAGAAAGAGCGAGTAGGTGTTGAGCAAGACATCATGACTAGCAATCTTTATTCAACTGATGATGAGCGCTATGAGGCTCTTAAAGAGGCACATCAGCAATATCGTGATGGTTTAGCTGCAATTGATGTTAAGTATTATCAGGGCTTAGAGGATCTGCAAAACCAAACACAAGCTGCATCCCTAGCAGGATATGGTGCAATGTTTGGCATGATGGGTTCAATGCTTGATGCATACGGAGCTAAAGAAAGTACAGCTTACAAAGTTGCATTCGCCATGCAAAAAGGGTTTGTTCTTTCTAGTGCGATATTAAATGCGAAAGGCGCAATCATGTCGGCGTGGAATGACCCATCCAATGTGACTATGTGGCAAAAGATAGCGGGCGCGGCAGCGGTTGCAGTACAAACCAATGATCTAATGTCGGCAATTCAAGGTGTGGCCTTGAGTGGCATGGCCCACGACGGTATCGACAATATCCCGAAAGAAGGCACATGGCTGTTAGATAAGGGTGAACGTGTTGTTGATAGTCGGACCAATGCTGATTTGAAAGATTATTTGGCTAAGGGCGGTGGATCAGGTGGTGGGGATGTGAATATCACTGTTCACGTCACCGATTCGGGTGTTTCTACTCAATCTAACCAAAATGAGCAAAAACAACTCGGGCAGATGATTGGTAACGCTGTCCGCACTATCATTCGCCAAGAGCAACGGCAGGGAGGTTTACTTTCTAAATGAGCAATCAAAAATTCACCTGGTGTAATGACCTAGATGGAAACTCCCAAACCTCAAGCTTTAAAGTCCTTCAATCCAGTTTTGGCGATGGATACACACAGCGAACGAGTGTTGGGATTAACAACCGGTCAGGCACTTGGGCATATAAAAGGACTGGCAAGAAGGCTTTGATACAAGAGATCAAGGCCTTTTTTGATGCACATAAGGGCGCTGATTCTTTCCTTTGGGATTCGCCTTTAGATGGCGAAGTTCGCGTAGTGGCAGGGGATTATATGCCGGTCAGTTTAGGCGGTGGTATCTGGTCCATCTCCACTACATTCACCCAAGACTTTAAACCGTAAAGCAATGGAGTCTAACAATGACCCTAAGCAGTGACTTCCAGAAGCTCTATGTGGATGGATTAATTACCCTGTTTGAACTGGATGCTCGCGCTTTAGGTGCGGGCATTCTGCGTTTTCATGGGCATATTTCTTATGAGGACTGGGAAAGACTGACAATTGCTGTTAGTGATTCCAACCCAACCCATTCGGTCGTACTGAATGCGCAGCCGCAAGTAATCTCAGAGGAAAGTTTACTTTTAGCAAGTGCGGATAGCGAATTTAACTATGCATTCGGCGAGGAAACACCTAGTACAGATTCATCACATGTTGATAGCAAAATTGTTCCTTATGGTGATTTTGGGAAGGTCTGGGCGTGGAACAGAACAACCAAAGAGTGGAAGCAAAATATCATCTGGCAAGGCGAGATATTTGAGCCAATGGCGCTTGAAGTATCGGGCCTTGAGATGCGTTCTGATGGGAAAGCCTCTGCTCCAACTTTAAGCATGGCGAACAATATTGGCGGCATTCAAGGTGCTGTTTCTGCTTACTGCTTACAGTTTGGCGACTTTGCAGGAGCAAAGCTTAAAGTCATTACTACACTGGCTAAATACCTGGATGCGGAGAACTTTAGTGCTGGCAACCCATTGGCATCAAATGAAGCCAAAGAGCAACTTTGGTATATCGAGCAAAAGACTTCCGAAAATGCCAATGCTGTGACGTTTGAGCTTTCAAATCCAATCGACTTTGAAGGTTTAAAAATACCAGGCCGGCAGATTTCCAGTTATTGCCATTGGTGCGCGATGGGTAATTACAGGGGAGAAGAATGTCAGTACACAGGTGCAGCCATGTTTACTGATAAAGATGAGCCAACGGATAACCCTGCGCTAGATCGCTGTTCTGGTCGCCTATCTTCATGTCGTATTCGCAACAATGAAATCCGCTTTGGTGGTTTTCCAGCATCGAGTTTAATGTGATGAAACTAACTGCAAAACTTAAAAAAGCAATTCAGGCGCATGCTGCAGAAGTTTACCCAGATGAATGCTGTGGTGTGATAGTAGATAAAAAATACATTCCGTGTCGCAATATTTCAGACAATAAAGATCAGTTTGAAATTCATCATGAGGATTTAGCCAAGGCTGAAGATTTAGGTGAGATTCAGGCTTATGTGCATTCACATCCAAATGCTTCAGCACGCGCATCCGAGATTGATTTAATCCAGATTGAATTGCATGAAAAGCCATGGGTGATCTGTGCCTATCCTGACATTGAATTTCAAGTGTATGAGCCATGTGGATACAAGGCACCTTTAGTTGGCCGCAACTATATTCACGGTATTCAAGACTGCTATTCCATCGTCCGTGATTTTTATGAACGTGAGCTTGGCATCAAGCTAATCAATTTTGAGCGTCAGGATCGGTGGTGGGAATCTAAAGAGAATAAATCACTGTATTTAGATGGATTTGGTGAAGCAGGTTTTGTCGAAGTCGATCAGCCGCAATATGGGGATGTGCTGTTATGCCAAGTCGGACGTACTGAGCATGTGAATCATGCGGTGATCTGGCTGGGTGATAATGGCATGCTGAAATCTGAACAGACAGAGCCTTGCATTGGATCTGCCTTGATTTTACATCATCCGTATGGTCGTAAATCTGTCCGTGAAATCTTTGGCCCACAATGGCAAGAACGAGTTGCAAAGGTGGTTCGATATGCTCAAAACAATTAAGTTGTACGGCATTCTAGCCAAAAAGTTCGGCAAAGAGTTTCGGCTCGATGTAGAGAATACTCGTGAAGCCATGCGTGCTTTATGTGTGCAGGTGCCGGGCTTTGAACACTTCATGCTACATGCGCATGAGCAGGGCTTGGAGTTTGCAGTTTTTCAGGATAAGCAAAACATTGGCGAATCCGAGCTTGATATGAGCACCAGTGCAAAAGTCATCAAGGTTGTGCCTAAAGTGAAAGGTGCAGGTGGTGCGGTTCAAACCATCCTTGGTGCTGTACTGGTGGTTGTGGGGATTGTTGTGACTGGTATGTCTTTTGGCTCAGCAGGTGCGGTTGGTGCTGCATTAATTGGTGCTGGTGTGGGCATGATGGTAGGGGGTATCGCTCAAATGCTGATGCCTAAGATTGAAAGCCAAGACCAGAATCAGGATGGTAACAAGGCTAACAAAGGCTTTGGCGGCGCAGTCACTACAGTAGCACAAGGCAATCCGGTGCCAGTGCTTTACGGGCAGCGTGAAGTCGGTGGCTTTATCGCAAGTGCTGGGCAGTATCCAGAAGACTTGATGTAAATAACAGGAATACACAGGCGCAATGAGCGCCTTTTTTATTGTCTGAGGATAAGTATGAACGCAGTAATTAAAGGCGCAAAAGCGGGTGAGAAAAAAGCGAGACAACCAAAAATTGCGCCAGATTCAGCACAATCCAAAACCTATATTAAAATTCTGTATGGCTTGTCTGAAGGTGAAGTTGAAGGTTTAGCCAATGGCTTGCAATCCGTTTATTTGGAAGAAACACCACTACAGAATCCAGATGGCGGTTGGAACTTTGAAGACGTTCAAGCCGACTTTCGTCATGGTAGTAATGACCAGACATATATCGAAGGCTTCCCGGATATTTCATCAGAATCTGCGATTGGCGTGGAATTAAAATCGGATGCACCCTGGATTCGAGCTGTCTCAAATACCGACCTTGATGCTTTGAATATTCGTTTTAAATGGGGGCCTTTACGTCAGCAGAATGCTAAAAATGGCGATGTGAACGGCTACACAATCAAATACGCGATTGATCTGCAAACTGATGGTGGTACCTGGACCGAGGTTTTAAATACTCAGATTTCAGATAAGACTTCAGCAAACTATGAGCGCTCACACCGGATCGACTTACCAAAAGCCGATACTGGTTGGACAGTCCGTGTACGCCGCATCACGCCTAATTCAACATCAGAATACATCAGCGACAAGATGTATGTTGAGGCAATTACCGAGGTTATTGATCTAAAGCTCAGTTACCCAAATAGCGCTTTGCTCGGTCTGCAATATGACGCAGAAACCTTCTCCAATGTGGCAAAGGTTGCAGTCGATTTAAAAGGTATTAAGGTTCAAGTTCCATCAAATTATGATCCGGTAGCGCGTACTTATGCTGGGATGTGGGATGGTACATTTAAGCGCGCTTATACTAATAACCCGGCTTGGATTTATTACGATATCTGTACTGCAAAACGCTATGCTCTGGGTGACCGATTAACTTCAGCAATGCTGGATAAGTGGTCTTTGTATCGCCTGGCACAATACTGTGACCAGATGGTAAGTGATGGCAAAGGCGGTCAAGAGCCACGTTTTACCTGTAACGTCTATCTACAATCCACAGAAGATGCTTACACGATCTTAAGCAAGCTGGCAGGTGTATTCCGTGCAATCAGTTATTGGGATGGCAACTCAATTGTCTGTGATGCTGATATCCCGCAAGATACTTATTTCACTTACACCCGTGCTAACGTTATTGATGGCTTGTTTGAATACTCTGGCACACGCGCACGTGACCGACATACTGTTGCTAAGGTGGCTTGGGATAATCCTAAAAATCGCTATAAGACTGAATACGTCTATGTGCGGGATGAGCCGGCAATTGCGAAGTTAGGTGTACGTATTGCTGAGATTGATGCATGGGGTTGTACTTCAGAAGGTCAGGCACAACGTGCGGGGCTTTGGGCTTTGAAGTCTGAGCAATTAGAAACCCGGACTGTATCTTTTAAAGTGGGTCTTGATGGCTATATTCCACAGCCAGGCAAAATCATTGAAATCTCGGATGAACTATTTGCTGGTCGTGCCAATGGTGGTCGCGTCTCCAGTGTTTCGGCTGATCGAAAAACTATTACGATTGATCGTGACGAAGTGGTGTGCAGCCCTGGTGATCGCCTGATTGTAAATGGCGAGGATGGCAAGGCTCAAGGTCGAATCGTATCATATGTAAATGGTCGCAATATCACGGTAACCACTGCATTTGATTCTGTTGCTGCGGAAAATGTCTGGGCGGTTGATGCACAAGATTTAAAAACCATGAAGTTTCGCGTCATGAGCATCACTCAGGATGACAAACATCAGTTTTCAATTACTGCGCTGCAATATGAATCAGCTAAGTATGATGCAATTGATTTTGGTGCTTTCATTGATGAGCGTCCGATTTCAATCATCAATCCAACTGTTCAGGCACCCGTAGAGTCTGTATCAATCACCTCTGAAACCATGGTGCAGCAAGGCTTATCTGTTGAGACTATGATTATCACCTGGCCACAGGTACAAGGTGCGACAAAGTACCAGGTGGAATGGCGCAAAGATGATGGTTCATGGATTAAATTACCAACCACCGGAAGTAATTCTATTGAAGTGGCAGGCATTTATGCGGGCAACTATGAAGCGCGCGTGACAGCGATTTCAGCTTTTGATGTGTCATCATTGCCAACATATTCAAATCTGACTGAGTTGTCTGGTAAACAGGGGCTGCCACCATCTCTGGCTTTTTTGCATGCAGATGGCTTGTTGTTTGGCATGAAGCTAACTTGGGGTTTTCCCGCAACTGGTGCGCTCGATACTGCTTACACTGAAATTCAGGTTTCGCCTGATGGTGTAGCTAACATTGCACAACTTGGCTTATTTGCTTATCCAACCACAACGCATTCAATTCAGGGCATGCAGCCCAACTTAACCCAGAAATACCGAGGACGTTTGATTGACCGGATCGGGAATATTGGTCCATGGTCAGAATGGGCGACTGGTACAACCTCCGCGGATGCCTCTGCTGTTTTGGATATTTTGTCAGGCAAGTTATCAGAATCGCAGTTGAGCCAAGGTTTGATGGAAAAGATTGAGAATTCTGACTTGGAAAATAATCAGGCTTTTATTGATGTTCAGCAGAAAATAGAAGGCTTGGATGCTCAATACTATTTAAGGATTCAATCAGGGAAATATGTTTCAGGCTTTGGCTTAGGGGTTGAAGGCGGTCGTTCAGATTTTATTATCCATTCCGATAGCTTTGCATTGGGTAATCCTGCGGGTGGAGATGAAGGGGTTAGCTACCCATTTAACTTCCGCGCGACTGCTTACACAGATCCGGTTACAGGCACGGTTTTTCCAGTCGGGGCTTATCTCAAATCTGCTTTTATAGATTATGCGTCTATAGATACGGCTCATATTAAGCAGTTGGCAGTGAAGTCTGCGCAGATTGATGATTTGGCGGTGACTACTGCGAAGATTGGCGATTTGCAGGTTGATGCCAGTAAAATTAAGGATGCTGCAATTACCACTGCAAAGATTGACGACCTAGCGGTGGATACGTTGAAGATTCAAGATCAGGCTGTCTCTGTGGGCGTGGCTGTAGATGGAACCTCTCAGATAGCATTCATTTCTACCGGAGCGCCTGTTCGGCTTGACGTTGGAGTGAATGGATATTACTTCGCAGGCGATGGTGAAGGCTCATCGAGACTCTTACGCGTTATTAGAATAAAGAACGGCATCACTACGCAGATCGCAATGTGGCAGATATACGGTATGGAGCAAAAATCCAATGACGGCACCTCTACGTACTACTGGACGTTACTACAAGGGCTTCCGACAATTTTAGACAATCCAGGGCCAGGAGGGGTCACTTACAGGGTGCAAGGGTCGTGGAGAGGTACCGCATGGTACGATTTATCACCGACAACCACTTCTTCTGATAGATGGCTAAAAACATCTGATTTTTCTATGGGCATATTAGAGGTTAAAAAATAGTGGAAACTAAGGCAGTCAATAGAATCATTTTAACGTCCTATGGCCGGATTGAATCTAAACTATCAGGCCCTCTTAACATGGTCGAGCTTAATACACCAGTAGATGCCAAATACATTGATACTGATGAAGCTGTAAGCCTTTCAGACTACTGGAATGGGTCAAAGTTCGTCAGTATCGGTGAGCCACCAACCCCATACCACATATTTAATTACGATCTAAAGGATTGGGTTGACCCACGAACACTCGACGAAATCAAAGCTCAAAAATGGGCTGAGATTAAATCTGGACGTGACAGCCTTGAGTTCGGAGGTTTTGTATTTGAGGGGGATGTTTACGACTCAGATCAAGTATCACAAGGTCGGATTATGGGTGCAGCGGTTGCAGGCGTAGATCAGGTCTGGACTTTAGCTGACAATACAACGGTTGAGTTAAGTGCATCACAATTGCAGCAACTCTATGCAGCATTACAAGCCCACATTGCAAGCGTTCACGAAAGAGGGCGTATTGCAAGACAGTTAATCTTTGATGCTGAAACAATAGAACAGGTTGAAGCAGTCCAGTTATAGCACCTTCGGGTGCTTTTTTATTACCAAAATTTAGGGGGCGCAATGTCGAATGACTATTTGACCGATCCACCACCAGAGCCGAAAGGCTCTTTTTTAATGCCGATTTTATAGGGGGATGTATGGTTAAAGGGGATGTATATGGACTTTCTTAGTCAAGTATTGGAAAGCATAAAGAACCATTCACACATCCTTTTTACAGGTGTGCTGGGTGCAACTTTTGGCTTCCTATTAAGCAAGGAGCCAGCCCGGGATCGCTGGATAGGGTTCTTTGCAGGCTTCATTTTATGTGTGGTCTTTGCTGAGCCAGCAAGCTTATTTCTTGCAAATGGCAAGTACCCTGAGCTATTTGGTTTTGTCTTAGGTGCTGCTGGCAAGAGTACAGCTGAAGCATTATTAAGTTTGGCTCGATCAAGAGTTCTTGGTTTAGTCAAAAAGGAGAATGAAGATGCTGCTAATCATAAGTAAGACGGCATTGGTATTGTTTCTGGTTTCGTTTGCAATCATGGTGTTTCACCCAAAAATTAAACTTCCAAAGCACATCGATTTTCTTTTGATGCTGTCAATTATTTTTGGGGTAGCGCTCTTTGTAAAAGATGATTACTCACCCAGCCCAGCCGGAACTCTTTTTTACACCACAGTAAGTATTGTATTCGTACTTTTCACCCGACAGCTTTATATCTGGGGGAAGGAGGGTGCACGTCCTAAATTTTTTAATACGGATAAAGATGATGATGAACACCACTCAAATTAAAAAACTCCAAAAAGTAGTAGGTGTGCATGACGATGGCATTATTGGCCGTGGCACCTTGACCGCAGTATTCAAAAAATTAGGTGCCAGCCAAGCACGTGCTGAAGAACTTGGTCTTGCCGCCAATGTTCATTTGCGTACCTATGGCATCCTGGACAACTCACTTCGATTGATTCACTTCCTTGCACAATTGGCGCACGAGTCTGGCAACTTCCGCTATATGGAAGAAATTGCATCAGGTGCAGCTTATGAAGGCCGAAAGGATTTAGGTAATACGCAAGCAGGGGATGGTAAGCGATTTAAAGGTCGTGGCCCAATTCAGTTGACTGGCCGCACTAACTATCGCAAGTACGGTCAGCAGCTCGGCATCGACTTTGAGAACAATCCTGAGGTTGTAGCGCTTCCTAGCATCGGCCTTATGGTTGCTTGTAAGTTTTGGGCTGATAATGGCTTGAATGCCCTGGCTGATAAAGATGATGTGCTGACTATTACACGCCGGATCAATGGTGGCACTAATGGTCTAGCAGATCGTAAAGCTCATCTGGCTAAGCTGAGGGGCTGGATATGATAAAAGCCTTCATCGCTAAATTTTACGAAGCCGTCATTATCTTTTTGACGGCTTTTTTATTGCTGGTGCTTATTGGTTTGGGTGTGCAGACATGGCGTGCATCAACCTGGCAGAAGCATTACGACACTCTCGATGCGAAATATCAAACCAATCTAGCCAAGGCTGAAGCATTAACCGAAAAAGCGAAAGCTGATGCTCTTGCTAAAGAAAAACAATGGTCTGAAAAGCTACTTAAAGCGGAGATTCAACATCGTGAAGATATCAAACACATCATTGCTGATAGCAATAGCGCTAAGTCCGCTATTGACCGGCTGTCAAAGCAAATCGATACAGCCTCAAGTCGTATGTCCACAGCTACCCGAGAAACCATCATTGAGTACACCAATGCCAGCGGTGTCGTACTCGAAAAATGCGTCAATGAATATCGAGCAGTGGCGCAACGAGCTGATGAACACGCAGCTGATGCGAAACGATTAAATGAATCGTGGCCCTCTAAGTGAGGGCTAACTCCACACCCCACTCAAAACCACATAATTACTCTGCAAATTTAAAGCCCACCCGGGCTCCTTCCTAAAAATCTCCCCATTCTTAATCGTGTGCTCTATATAAAAGTAGGTCCATGTTTTCATTTTTATCCCCTAAGCCCATTTCTTAATCTTTTTGCAACCTCGGTAGCAGTTGGATTGTAGTAGGTATTCACCAGAATATTAATATCCGTATGTCCGGTAATCTTAGCCAGATCGGCTGGATTCTGGATTATCTGAGCCATGCGAGTAGTGGCTTCATGTCGCAAATCATGGAATCGTAAATCCTGAATACCGCATTTATCCCGATACTGTCTAAATAAAGAGGATAGTGAATCTGACTCAATGCTTAAAACGCGAGGGTTATTCACACCTTTCATATGGCGCAGCAACTCTTCAGCGCGTTCAGATAAAGGAATGTTCCGAGTAAGTCCATTTTTAGTGTCTGGCAGATGCACATACATTTTATCAATATGAACATTCTTCCAGGTCATTGCTGTAATTTCACCAAGGCGCATTGCGGTCTCAAGTGCAAACAGCATAGCCCATGCAACTTCTTGCCCTTTGGTTTTAACTGGTTCGCCTTCGACATAAGAGCAGGCATTTAAAATAGCTTCAATCTCATGATCTGCTGCACGTCTATTTCGCGGTGGCGGCAGCTTTGGTCTTGATACAGTAGTCATAGGGGAGGTATGTAACCAGCCCAATTCACGGATGCAGCAATGCAATACCGCGCTAAGCAATTCCATTTCTCTTGAAACAGTTGTAGCAGTTACATCCTTGAGCCTGGTATCACGGTATTTCACAAAATCAAACGACTTGAGATCTGTAAGGTTTTTTGACACTAATTGTGGATTATCACGCATCAACTTTCTAAGACGTAAAGTTTCCCAGCGTGCACCTTTCTTTTTAGGTGTGACATTCTTCAAATAGTATTCGATGGCTTCTTGATAGGTGTGTTTAGGCAATTCACCTTTTGATGCCTTGGCCGCATCCTTAAGTTCAATAATTTTACGAGCTGCCCACTCTAATGCTTCTTTTTCTGTATCATGGGTAGAAGTGTGGCGCTTGTTTTGATGATTGACGCAAATACGCCAACTATCACCGCGTTGAATAGCCTTTGGTATTTTCATAATGTTGTGGTGCAGATTTGGTGCAAATCAAATGATTAGATGATGTATTAAATCACATTGTAATACATTCTAATACAACATTAATTTATTAAAAATCAAAGGTTAAAATAAAAACCCTTACAGAATAAGGGTTTCAGTTTAATGGCGATATGCTCTCTATCCCCACCATACATTATATAAAATCAATAACTTATAACTCTTTGGTGCATATTTGGTGCAACCCTTAATTTTAAGAGTTGCTTCTCGGTCTTCCGGTCTTCCTAGATTTAGCCATTTTTTCAATATCACATCGATTCCATCGAGAGCGCTGTCCATCTTTTGACACACGTTTTGGCATTTTACCATCACGATCAAGCTTTCTCACATATTCCGCTGAATATCCCAAAACTTTTGCTGCTTCAGCGATGTTTAGTGTTAAAGGTTTCTTGTCTACAATTTCTTCCAGGCGCTCAACTTTCTCAACCAGATATTGATTCTGAGATTTAAGCTCTTCAAACATTGCGAAAATCTCAGGCATCCATCGGCTTGAGCCAACTTCCATTAGGACACCTCCAATCTTTTACCTGCTTCTATTTCTGCATCTGTGGCGTGTCTAAAGCTATAACCAACACCTTCCGTGGAAATAACCCTATACCAACCCCAATCATTACCATAAGAATAACCAGTCGGCGTAATATCTTTTACCGTGTACAAATGACCCTGATCTTGCGGTGAAATCCAAACGATCTTATCGCTGTCTTCAAAAATATTGTGTTGGCGGCGGTATTCGAGTAAGGCATCATCTAGAACATCAATAAGAATCTCTTGTCCATCCAAGTAAAAAACAGGGTCTATTTCTAAGGACTTCATTTCACTTTTGAGAAACTGTAGTGCTTTTTCATACCCGCCCAACTGTTCAACTAGATTCACTGGACACCTCCATACAACTCTCTACATCTGCGATGGCTTTCTTGATTTTTTCTGTTACATAATCATCAATTTCAGCTTCTTGATCTCTTTCAATGAACCTCTTGGATCCATCCAGACCACCATAAGACTCAACCAACGCATGACTTTCGACAAGGCGTTTTAGATCGTTAAGAGATACAAATGGGCAATTTTCTGTTGGCTCAATTGCGATAAATGTGTACTCCATCATATCCGGTAGATAAACATCAGTTTCTGGATAATCAATCCAGCAATCAACAATAAGCTTTGCTGTCTTAGGTCCTTTATTCTTCACAAACTCATTCGCTTTCATGAAACCTCCCCCAGACTCTTCACCACGCCATACTGATCAAACTTCGCGATATACGACGACAGCATGTGGTAATACAGATCCGCATTGCTATTAATCTCAAGAATCACGCCAGTACCATTGCTCACGCGCTTATGCAGTGCCATCACTAAGCTATCAATAAAACCACCCATTCCACGACTAAGATCGGTAGCAGCTGCAATATTGAATAATGAGCCGGCTTGACCTGCATCCAAAACCAAATCAAAAGGCTTGTCCTTTGCCAACTCATCAATAATGAAGTTAGCCACAGCAATGTTTGTTAGTTGAATTTCAGTCATTTCGATCCACCTTAACTTGAACAACACCACCACAAGAAAAATGCGCATTGCTGGTCATATCTTTCGCACCATCATCTTTCCAAGTGAAACTATCGAATACAGCGTCACCCACAGGGATTTCAAAAGCTGCCATTTGAGCATGCATTAACTTCAGGCCATCTTTTAACTCATCCAAGCAATCATCAACTCGATCAACAGGGATGTTTAGCAGATCTTTTAGGCTTGTAATTTTGTATTCAGTCATTGGCTGGCTCCTGTGGTTCGATCAATTCCGCAATATATTCATGAAGCTCATTAGCATCGACTGCATAAACCTCATTTTCATTGTCAGCATCCATGGTTAAGAATGATGCTTGCGCAATCTTGGATTGAACATCTTCAAGGGCTAAAACAATCGGTGTGTATGTGTCCGGCACCGCTTGGGCTTTGACTGCTTGCCATGCGCTCCACGCCATATTTATAGACTCGGTATCTTCACCAATATCATTTTCATAACACTGAGTTTGTTCGTCGAAATAAGTCTGCTCATGACGCTCAAAATCAAAGTTTTCTTCACAAAACTTCTGGAACGCTTCTCTTTCTTTATTAATATCCATCACGCCACCTCATCATCTAAAAAGGTAGTTTCATCCCACCAATTAGGGTTTTCTTGCAAGTATTTAGAATGTTCATCAGCAGAAAGATCCCATTCCTCAAGAGTGACCGCTTCAGCAATGCATTCACCAACTGTTTCAAATGCTTCAATAGCCTCTTTACGCAAACGTTGAACAATTTGCTCACCCAATTCTTTTGATGGAACAGGGTGTAAAATTTCTTCTGAATCAGGTTCTTCGGGAATATTGACTGCCCATAATTTTTGATTTTCCATCCCACCACCTTCTTTAATTTTCATGCTGCTACCTCAACTGGATTTAACTCAGCAATGATCTGGTCAATTTTTTGATTGAACTTAATCACTGACTGCTCAATACCTGCGATATCCAAGTCCTCTGCATTCACCCGAATAACCACCAACTGCAAATGCTCAGGCAGGCGAGGGTCATAGCTCACAAAGTCACACCACTTGCGACGAGTGCAGGCCAATTGCCAGGTGATCTGTGGCACATATTCAGCAGGTACTTCTTTAGTCAAAATGGTATTCAAGTGAGTTTGCGAGCTTGGGCATTTCGCCTCAATTTGCCCATCCTTACCCACCAACCCATCAGGACTAGCACCACTCATCTTGATAACCGGGTGATCAATCAAACCTGTGCCAATTACAAAATTACCCGTTTCATTTTCATAAGCAGCAATCGCATAAGGCTCCTGATCGATACCCCATTGCATGGCCTTATTGGTAAAGGATTCCTCCTGAACGCCAGTAAGGCGCTCAGTTAGAATAGTTAAGGTTAGGGCATTGTGTGCTTTGCCTTTAATTGGCTTTGCATCCACATCCTTAATGCGGCTTGCAGTCACCTTGCCACATCGGTCTGCATGCCAATCTTCACTACGCTGGTGAATGGTCATAAGTATCTCCTTGGCGTGATAAGGCTTGATCGGCAAGTTCAGCAACTTGTTTTAAAGCAACTGAATGGGTGGTCCAGAAAATACGCTTATGTTCGCTCTTTGGTAGATTCACATAGGCAGCTTGAAGCCGTTCAGATCCGTATTCAGCTTCACTTTGAAAATGCGACAGATGCTCAGCTTCAAACAAAAGATACTCAGCATTGTTTTCAGCTGGACTTACATCCATCATTGGTGCGTGATCCAGTAGTTCATCTTCTGAATAGACACCTAAAATCACATCAGGAAAGTGCAGTCGGGCCAGTTTTTTAGTCGCCAAATATGCAATTTGTTGCTTAGGATCATTTACCCATAAAGGTGAGTTGCGAACATTGCCAACTTGAGCAAATGAAACATCAATCACGCGTGGAGTTGAATCGCCTTTAATGGTTACCCATGTGCGCACACCAATATCGTGAGCTTTACAAGTTTTCCCATCTACCTTTGACCAGTCGCCATACCACTCATAATCAGGTCGACCAACGATAGGTGCTTTAGAGATAATCACTGCATTAATAAGCTGGGCTTCATACCCAAGATTGCCATTCACAATATGAGTTTTCTGGGCTACAGCAAAAGGATTCATGCCCCATTGCATAGCCTGCATAGTTACCGCTAAACAGTCGCCTGGTTGACCTTGCAAATGTTTTGGCACAGTGATTGCTGCTTTACTCATAAAGTCTGCAAAAGACACCATGTTTTGCATTGCCACCGGATCAAGCACAAGATTTGAAGTCTGAGAGCTTGCTGGTAATACCGGGTTTGTTTGAGTTACTGCATTCATATTCTTATTCCTTAGTATTTGATTGACACGTGCGGGATTTGGTTTTTAGCGATTGCTGCAATTATTTTTTTAGCTGCCGCTTCATCAAAACCTTGCTCTTTAAGAGCCATAAGCACTTCATTGTTAATCCAGCGACGATGCTCAACATCAGCCAATCGTGCTTCTTCAGCCTTACGTGCAGCCTCAGCCTGAGCAAACTGTTCAGCTTCAATACGCTTACGTTCATTTTCAGCAGCTTGAGCAGCACGTAATTCCGCAGCTTCTTTTTCAGCTTTTAATCGAGCTTCACGCTGTTCTGCTTCACGCTTTTCACGTTGAACACGTTCAGCTTCAAAACGTGCTTTTTCTTCTGCTTCGCGAGTGGCTTTTTCAGCAGCTTCACGGGCAATTTGAGCTTCACGTTCTTGTTGCTGGCGAAGTATTTCAGCTTGACGCAGGCGCTCTAATTCAGCTTGTTCAGCTTCGTATTTTTCGCGCTCTACCAATGCCTTGCGTAGTACTTCCAGTGTTTCAAATTTGGCAAGCTTGGCTTGTTCTTCGTATTCCTCAAGGGATGAGTCAATATTCTTTCCTTCAACAAAAGTAATGCGATTCTTTAAACCGCCAGAGTCGACCTCATTTGCATAATCAGCAGCTTCTTTGATTTCAGCGATAAACTGCTCATGCTTCGCCACACGATCCTTTTCAGCCTGCTCCCAAGCATCGCGCGGTGCCAAGATTTCATTGCGAAGTTCATCAAATTTCTTAACAGTCGCAATGCGGTCATCATCAATAACTTTGATTTGGGCCTTTTGCTCAGCAACCAATCCTTTTCCACACTTCTCAATAAAGGTCTTGGATTTGCTGATTTTCAGGGCGAGTGAACCAATCTGATCGCGGCCTTTTTTAGTGGTTACATCTGGAACATGCGAACGCGCTTCTTGAGCAATACGCTCGAATAGTTCAGTGGTGCCGCCTGGTGTCTTAAATGCAGCAACAACAATATTTTGGTCTGCAATTTCTAATTCGAATTTTTCCATCTCAAACCACCTCTTCAAATAGTTGTTCCGCGTACTCATTCACAAGACGATTCAATTCCCGAATCTGCTCATCAGTCAGCGTAAATGTCTGACCTTCCTCAGCTTCAAAGTTCCAAACATCCAGCAAAGTCACAGGTGTATCTTTCACCACAAGCCAAGAATCAATATCCACCGGCTCTGCATATCGCATGTCGCCATTCTGACTACGCATTTGCGTCATCGTGTGAGGTAATACAGGCATTGAACAATCAGCCGTTGCCCACAGGTTTTCACCGATCTGACGATATAAACCAAAGGTCAGCACGTTATCTTCAATCGAAATATCCAGATCCACTTTGAAGCTTGGCAGGTCTGAAAAGTACAAATCACGGGTGAAATCTTCATTCACCTTGCAGTCAATTACCTTGGTGCTATGACCATCACGACACAGGAATAAAGATTGGTTGCCGATGTGATGGATAGGTCGCATTGCCGCACCACATCCACAGAATTGAGCTATTGCGTTCATCTCACACCCCCTACAATCGCAGCATTAATCTTTTCAATCTCATAACGATCGACATAAGCATTAACCGCTTCCTCATGACGCACGACATTGAGAATGTCCAGAAACTCTACTGAGCCATCATCTAACGCATACTCGACATAGATGTTGTATTCGTCAGCTTTGACAGTAGCGACACAGATCTGATTGCAATTCACGCTCTCAACTTCGTAATGCTGTGCGGCGATATTGATTTGAGGCTCTGCCAGTTCATCAGCAGTTTTAGCCGGCTGGAAAGCGTAAGCTGTAACCAACCCCGCGCCGATTGATGCTGCAATGAATGCAGACTTGAGAATATTGGATTTAGTTGTCATAATAACCTCGTTGTGTTGAAGCCCTTTGGATGTCGTAGTCGGAAGGGCTTTTTTGTGTTTACGAGGTTCATAGTAAACATGATGTGTACTGTAGTCAACACCTTAAATAAACAAATGTGTAATTAATTTATAAACAACTGTTTTATATAGACATAAAAAAAGACCGCATAAGCAGTCTTAAAATTTCATTTTGTTTACTTGTTTATGGCAGTGAATTTTGCACATTGAACGCATAAGCAACAACTCCAAACTCCTGGTCGATAATTTCTTGCTGCGTCAAAACTTCTTCTTTGTACTCGTCACTATTGGCGCTAACAATTCTTATACCGCCCATTGGCATTCTGTATAGGTACTTAAACTTAAAAAGACCACCGTGGCATATTGCATAAATCTTGCCATCAATAATATTTTTTCTGCCTATATCAACATAAACTGTCGCACCATCATTGATGACTGGTGACATTGAGTTGCCAAATGCCGTCAATGCAAGTGCGTTTGCCGGATCAACCCCATAACGCCTTAGTGTCGAGGCGCTTAGTCTTAATTTCCTTGATTCCGAATTTATTATTTCGCCGAGCGAACCCGAACCACAAGACACCAAAACATCTTTATAGAATGGTATCTCAATCTCATCACTATCCAGCGGGGTAGAGCTATCCCAACCAACAACGCGAGAAACATCACTGCTGGAGCTATCGCCCACACCACTTAAAATCCAGTTTGCAGAACAGCCAAACTCGGCAGCCGCTTTTAAAGCCCCAGCTTTTGATACACCACGCTTCTTCCAGTTGGTCAGCGTTTGTGGTGACTCATCAATACGTCTTGCGATTTCTTCCTGGCTTAGATTGTTGCTCGCCTCAAGCAGCCTTTTAAATGAATCGTGCATAACAAACCCCTTTTATTCTTGGTTTTATTATCTCAGCAGTAAACAAATTGTGTTAAACAAATGATTTGACATCAGTAAACACAGCGTTTACTATCTAATACACAAATGTTTAATGGAGAGTGAAATGTCTATCAATACTGATAAAGACATCATTGTTGCTCTTGGTGGGTCAACAAAGGTCGCTGAAATGCTTGGGTTGAAAAGCAAACAGCGTGTTCAAAACTGGATGACAAGAGGAATCCCGGCTGAAGTAAAACTCCAGTATCCGCACATCTTCTTGAATCCAAATATCTCAAGCGTAACTCGCAATAAGGATGTTGCGTGATGGGAGTAGATGAAATGCAAGAAGCATTGGATTTAGGTTTTCTTGATGTGCATGGGAAAAAGACTGACTCAACATCAGTCCGCATGACACATGAAGCATTGCAGGCGATTGATGCGCTGGCAGCAATGGACGACATAAAACGCTCGGAATGGATTCGGGATGCAGCCATTGAGAAGCTCCTGAAGTTCAAGAAACAACATGAGTATCTCAGCAGAGCGTTTGGTAATGCCACGAATACGATGAATACATCGTCCACAAATAAAGAAAGCCCAGTGGGTGCAACCACTGAGCTTGATGTTCGAAATCTTAAGGGAAATGAACAATGAACATGTTAGCACAAGAGATAAAAAAACCAAAGCGTAAGCCGATTGGTGACAAGTTGCGCTTTGAGGTTTTCAAACGTGATCAATTCAAGTGCCAATACTGCGGTAAAGCATCACCAGACGTAATCCTGCATGTTGATCATATTAACCCGGTTAGCAAAGGTGGTGATAACGACATCCTAAACCTGGTTACCTCTTGCCAAGATTGCAATTCAGGAAAAAGTGACAGATTGCTTTCAGACACAACCACATTAGACAAGCAAAGAAAAATGCTTGAGGAGTTGGACGAAAGAAGAAAGCAATTGCAAATGATGCTTAATTGGAGAGATGAGCTAAAAGGCTTCAATAATGAGGTTGCTCAAAGCGTTGCTGACTACTTTGAACAATTTATCGATGGCGCTGCAAGCGTTAATGAGATGGGCCTCAAGTTTATTAATAAGTGGCTCAAAAGATTTGAAGTTTCAGAGTTATTGCAAGCTATTGATGACTTAAATCCTATTTACACAAAAGACAAGCATCTCGACACATCCGCAATGTTTGACAACATCCCAAAGATAGCCAACTTCAATCGCAAAGGAGATGCAGAAAAAACAGCGTGCTACATCCGTGGAATTCTGCGAAACCGCATCTCGTACGTTGATTATCAAAAGTCAGTAACCTGGCTTATTGAGGCTTTAAATAATGGTGTCGATGAGGATGATCTAAAAGATCTAGCCAAGACTGTAAAAAATTGGACGCAATTCCGTGAAGCGATGGAGGATTTATTAAATGGCTAGAGCAAGAAACATCAAACCTCAGTTTTTCACAAATGATGAGCTTTCAGAATTGCCGCCACTGGCGCGTTTATTGTTTATCGGCTTTTGGGCCATTGCGGATTTTAAAGGTTGTTTTGAATACAAACCGAAGCGCCTAAAAGTTCAACTTTTACCTTATGACGATTGTGATATCGAACAACTCGTGAGTGCTCTAGATAAATCGCGATTTATCTCGATCTATTCGGTACAGGGTCAAGCATTCGGGAAAGTGCTTAATTTTAACAAGCACCAAAACCCACACAAGAATGAAAAAGAGAAAGGATCAGACATTCCTGACATTTACCAAAATGATGCAGAAAATGTAATGTTTTCAGACAACTTAGAAGCTATCGAGATTAATCACGATCAAAACGGAAGTGATCCTGCTGATTCCCTTAACCTGATTCCTGATTCCTGTTCCCCTATTACTGATACCCCAGTTTCGGTTTCACCGAAATTTGTATTCAAAAGTGAACTTAAAAAATTAGGTGTATCTGAAGAACAAGCATCTGAGTTTATGCAAGTACGAAAAGCCAAGAAGGCGGTAAATACCAAAAACGCTTTCGAGATGCTTATTGCTGAATCTCAAAAAGCAAACCTAAGTTTGGATCAGGCGATTGATTACTGTTTGAAACGTCAAAACCCATGGGGTGCATTTAAAGCCGCTTGGTATGTGAACGAGCAAATAGAAAATCAAAACCCTAATCAACAGACCTTCCAAACAGCAGCCCAAAAAACAGCAGCAGAACATGACCGCTGGAGACAGGCTGAACAACAAGCATTTGGTGAGCGAGATGTAACACCAAAAAAGTCATTACTGATTGAGGGGGTGGGTCATGCGTGAGTTCACCAAAGATGATGCTATGCGTCTGATTTCAAAAATGCGTATCAACTACGGCAAGAAGTTCGCGGATCAGTGGGTTGGTGTTGATGTTGAAGAACTAAAGCAAGCCATGGTCGAGGCATATCAGGGGCTAACAGTTGAAGACTTTGCTCGTGGCGTGAATCGAATGAAGCATGAGCAATGGCCACCAACTATCCCTGAATTCCGTTCTTGGTGCGAACCAAAGACCGACGACTGGTTAGGCTCACATGAGGCGTGGGCGATTGCTGAAAAATCTATTGGCTTTGATGGTCAAGAATTAACAGTGATCTGGACTGAGCAAATGGCTCAGGCATTCAGTCGATGCGAAGACCTGGTGAAGACTGGTGACAAATACCAGCGTGCTGAAGCAAAAAAGATTTTCTGTGATGCGTATGACCGTTTAGTGGTGCAAGCAAAAGACAAAGGCTTGAAGCCGATCTATGTGACTTCACTGGGTACTGACAAGGATCAGGCGATTGCCGCAATCAAGCAGGCTGAAGTAGATGGGTTTTTAACTGCGCCAGTGGCGCAAGCTCAACTTGAACACAAGCAGACCAAGGCTGAAATCCAAAGCGACACATTGAAATACAAAACCGTAGCACAGGAAGCGCTTGCAAAACTCGGCTCACTGATTAAGCGCGATGTAAACAAGATGACTCAGGAGGTAAAAGAGTCTCAACCATGGGAAGCTTTTGAAATGGAGCACATTGACCCATTTGATGATTTTGACCAGTACAAGGAGGTTTTGCAGGCTGAAGGTAAAACTTTGCCACAAGCAGTACGTTTTATGAGTGAGAAAAGCGCAGGGGGTGGGGTGTGAAGGATAAAACCGAAGTAAATCAAATAGCAGTTTTTGAGCGCGTCATTGCAGTTTTACAGGCCATTCAAACCACGCCAGTCGCTTCAACTTCTGCACTAAGAGAACAAGTATTGCCTGATTTAAGTCTGAGAACCGCGCAAAGGTACTTAAAAGGCTTAGAGCAGGCGGGATATGTAAGTCGGGTGCTAGATGCTGGGTGGGGTAGAAGCGATGCACGTTATTTTTTGACAGAAAAAGCAAAACAGTTATTTGGGGGTGCAGCGTGAGTATTTATCAAAAACAAATCGAATCTGAAAAATTAAATAACGATGTTGAAGCTTGGCTGGCTCAAAACACTATTACTGAGCTACCGATGGGTTTCACAAAGTTTCCTGATGGGAATATCCCTCTGGACCGCACTAGAAAGACAGTGATTTCTGAAAAGGAAAGCATTGCAAAGATCGAAGCTACTAACAAAGCAGTGCGTGAAGGCAAGCAACTATCAGCATCAAAGCAAAAAAGAGCGCTGGAAGTTCAGCAAAGAAAACAGGAAAGGGAAGTTTTAAAGCAAGAGCAGCGCAGGATCGTGGCTGAGTTCTTTAGCAAAGCCAAGACTGGTGACATAACTGCACTCGGAAAAATGGTGGGCATGCCTGCTGAAACGCTTCGCAAGGTCCGTGACGGTGTGTACCTGCTAAAGCCTGAGCGTCGAGAAAAACTGTACTCAGTTATCAGCACCTTTAAGTATGGCGAGATTCAAGCCGCTAAGAATCAATTCAAGTTGGTTGAGTTTAAGTCTACCGATGAATCAAGCCGGAAGATGTTGATCACCACGCTTGCGAAATGGGCGCAGGAGAAGGGCGAAACTCGCTTCCAGGGTAAATGTAAAAACCATGGATGGGCTGAGTATGAAACCAAGTACGGAAAAACTTATTGCCTAGCGTGTCGAGCCAAACATAAGGAAGTTTCGGAAGCATATAAGCAAAACATGCTGAACAGTGCTGAAAGAGTGAAGGCGATTCAGGCGGGAGAGAAAACCTATTTTGCTATTTGTCCTAATCACGGTCGGACTGAGTACCAGGTCCTGAGCAACAAGCGCGGCATCTGCATTGAATGTCGACGCAATAGACAAGGCATGGCGCGAATCGACGGTCTGAGAGCTGCAAGAGAGGAAGCAATCAAAAAGGGTGAAACTCGATTTACTTTCGATTGTCACAAATGTAGTGGCAATGAGTACAGAGTCACCAAGGCCGGATCTCATGAGTGCTTAGGCTGCAAACAGAAGCGTTATGAAGCTAAGGCCAAGCCAAGACTGCAAATTGCTCGACCTCACATGCTTGTAAATCGTGAGCGCCGAAAAGACGCGGTTGAGCAGGGATTGAAAGACTTTACCGGCTTATGTCCTCGCCATGGTGAAACCAGATTTAGGGTGATGACCAATCCGGCGTACAAGTGCGTGAAGTGTAAGACCGAGCAGAACACTCGATCACAGAAGGTAAATCGGGATCGATACAAGGATCACCCAAAAACTAAAGAGCTGGTTGAGTTCATCCTGGTAAGTCGAAAGGGCACAGCAAGGCGTTTGTCCGAGCACCTTGGTATCAGCCCAACAACAATGAGCCATTACACCAATGGTCGAGCGGTATTACCGGATCAGCACTATGAGAAATTTTTAGAATTTAAAGCGCGGTTGCAAGGAGCAGCAGCATGACAGGATTTACAGAATTGAGAGACCAGATCAACCGGACGACTGATCTACAGGAAAAGGAATTACTTCAGCAGCAATTTGAGATGATGCACCAAGCGGCAGATGAAGAAAGTAAGCAGTTTGAAGATTTGATTCGCGGGGATTGGAGTGATTGGAATGAGTGAGCAGGGTCAAAAGTTTGACAAAAATAAGCCGCGTATGTCGCTGCTTCCAAAAGGCGCTCTAAATGCCGTAATTCGCGTTTTAGAGTTTGGGGCTACAAAGTATCAAGCAGACAACTGGAAGCACGTTCCTGAAGCTAAGGCAAGATATTACGATGCAATGCAACGTCATATTGACGCTTGGTGGCATGGTGAGCAAAAAGACCCTGAAACGGGAGAGCATCATTTAGCCCATGCGATTTGTTGCGGGATGTTCTTGTGGTGGTTTGATAGTCAGCAATCTGGTGTGCCTGAAGCGATTTTAGAGGCTGAGAAATATCAACCAAATTATGCGGGAGCGGTTCATGACTAAACATCAATGCCTAGATCATGGCGAGGTAGCTTTTTGCGATGGTTGCTTGGTGGATAGCTTGCACCATGAAATAAGTCAACTAAAAGCTCAGCTCAACAACATGGAGGCTTGTTATATCGAGAAGAAGAAGGAGTGTGAGGCTCAGCAGAAGCGGATTAATGATGTAGAAGCTGAGTGCAAGGACTGGCACAGGTCATCAGGGTCAGGATTAGCAGTTAGGATTTTAGAGGTGCTGCGAGGTGGTCATGAATAATCACTTATACAAAATTGGTCAAAAGGTTCGACATGGTTTGTCTGGTCGAGATTTTTACATCATTGGGATTAAAACAAGTAATCCTCAAATGTGCGGAATCAAAGAGGCTAGATTGATTGTTCATGAAAACAAAAATGAGCCATCGCGGAATGGGTATGCAATGTGGCCTTGTCATTGTGAGGTAATTGATGACATCAATCTCACTCGCTGAATATCACAAACAGTATGGCGGTGGTCGTAAGACTGCCACCAAACGCAATAAATTTAACGCTGTAAAGATCGAAAAGGACGGAATGACCTTTGATAGCCAAAAAGAGTACAAGCGTTATATCGAGCTTACAGCGCAAATGCAAAGAGGTGAGATTCAGGATTTACAGTGTCAGGTCAAATTTGAATTGGCACCCAAAGTAAAGATTGCAGGTGAGAAAAGAGCAAAGCCTGCGCTGCGATATTTTGCAGATTTCACATATCTGAAGGATGGGGTGCAGATTGTTGAGGATGTGAAGTCGGCAGCAACAAGAAAGTTAGCAAGTTTCCGTAACAAGAAACACTTGATGAAAACAGTACACGGTATAGACGTTAGAGAGATTTGAGAGGGAATAGGGATGAATGCGATGGTTAAGGTTCAAAATATTATGCAGGCGGTTGATTGGGGTAAATATTCACTAGAGGAGTGGCTTTATCAGTTTGGGGCTTGGATGAATAGCGTTTCTGGAACGTGTGGCAAAAGCATTAACCCTATTGCTGTTGCTATGGATGAGGCGATTGTAAAGCAGCGCAAGTTTAAATTGGGCGTGAGAAAGACCCGTCAAATTATTGCCGACTCTATGCTTGTTGAGGATAAGCCAAAACTATCCAGAGTTGGTGTGGTCTGTGAGATTGATGATAATGAGGCGCGAGCAGTTCAGCGCTTAATTTTGGATATGCAGGGCCAGAGTGAAATCATGGATGAGTGGATGGATGCGATTATCTGCCGTTATTTTTATGGGAATTCGTGGTCGCAGATGATTACACCAGAGCGATCTAGGTATGGGGCAGAGCAAGATGTAAAGTGTGGATTGGCTGCACTACATTGCCGATATAAATTTATTGAATATAAGTGATTAGAACTTCTTGACCTTCCGGAAAGCATTTGTTAAATTCGTGGTATAGTGATCACAGTGTACGTTAAAGCACTAGATTGATTTAAAAGCTCGCCAAATGGTGGGCTTTTTTATTGCCTGAAATATGACAAAAGTTTTGACAAATATTTAATTAATCAAAAAGCAATACATTGAAAATAAATAGAAATATTCTGACATTTTCACTGACACAAAGAATCAGTCAAAAAGGAGATCCACATGCTCCAATTCCTAAAACGCCTATTCTGCTTTCATCACTACGATTACGAGTCTGACATTTTTAATCAGGCTGAATGCCGGAAGTGTGGGAAAGTTAAAATAGATTAGCCATATAGCGAAGTTTTATTAAAGAATCCTTTTTATTCGCTATATAACGAATTCGCCGAACGTATTACGGCAATCAAAGCTCCTCGCATTCTAGATGTTGAGGGGTTTTTCTTTTCTTATTGGTGGTGGGCATGGACACAGTAGAAGCAAAACGGAATTTAGATGTACTTGAAAAGAATCGTAGCCGATTGATGAATTACAACCATCTGTTTTCAAGCTATGCATTTAAAGAAATGTGCGGTGCTGAACTTCGCAAAGTAAATAAGCAGATCCACGGCATAGAAGAACAATTAAATGCGTGATGCAAAGCGATTAGCAGCAATCAGAAAGCTGCCATGCATTCGATGTGGTAATCCAAACTCGCAAGCGGCTCACAGTAATTCAGCAAAGCATGGTAAGGGTAGAGGAATCAAAAGTTCAGACCTATTCACAATCCCCCTTTGTTTTAAATGCCATGCTGCATTCGACCGTTTTGAATTGGGTAATCGGGCAGAGAGTGAAGCAATGTTTGACCAGTGGCTGGTGAGAGTGAATCGGATGTTGAGCCAAACAGACAAAGAGATTTTTTAACTGAGCCAGATGGCTTTTTTTTATGTGAGAAGAAGATGACAAAAGCAGTAACAGAACAAGAATTAGCAGAAAAAGCAGTAGCACCGCGTGTGACTAAAGATCAGATCGATGCTCTTATGGATCGTGTGGTGGTGCACACAACAACTTGTATGACACCTGTTCCACATGTGCTGGCAATTGCCTGGCTTGATGATAAATTTTACTTAGGCACGGCAATTTCAAAATCGGTAAATCCTGAAAACTTTAATGAAGAAATTGGGATTCAATATTCCACAAAAGATGTTCTAGAAATCGCAGAAAATAAACTCTGGGAGCTTGAAGGCTACCGATTATTTGCAAGTGTGTAATTAGGTCAGTTGGGGCAGGAAATGCAAAAAGCCGTGTTTCCTATCAACTCCCATGCCGACATCACTAAAGCCATTAACTACATGCATACCAATTACACCAAGGCGATTAATGAGGGTAAGCCGTTAAGGGTGGTGATTGATCAGAAGCAGGATGATAGATCGACAGCGCAGAATCGTTTGTACTGGATGTGGCTTGGTCAGATCGAAAGAAATAACGGTACAGACAAGGATGAGTTGCATTACGAGTTCAAGAAGAAGTTTCTGATCTATATCTATCGTCGGGATGAGCAGCAGTTTGCTGAAATGTGTCATGCCATTGCTAAGGTGAAGCAATCTGAACCAGATGAGTATAAAGCTATCGGTGAGCAGGTCATCAGGCTTTGCAGCACAACCAAGGCGACAGTGAAGCAGATGACTGAATATTTGAATTACGTGCATGACTTTGCGGTGACTCAGTTGGGTGTGCATTTAACTGTGCCGGATGATTTGAAGTGGTGTTATCAGGAGTAGGTTAATGACATGTCAAGGCTGTGAAGCACGACGCAAATGGATGAAAGAACAATATGAGCGATCAAAAGAAAGAATGCGGTTGTGTATCGAACGACTTACTTCTAAAGCTACTCGAGCAGAACAATCAACTAATAAACCAAGTGGCCCAAGTCATCCAGATCAACAATGAACAGAATGCTCAGATCAATGAGCTATTGATTCAGATTGAGGGTGATGAGGATGAGAAGCCTAAGTCGCCTTATTTGGATTGATGGTTATGAAGTTACCCAGACTGCAAAGCAAACTACAGGCGATGACGCCGAAGGCAAATAGGTGGTGATATGAGCAATACTCCATCATGGCGCAGCGATAAGCGAACATCAAGCGAACGTGGATATAACTCAAGATGGCGCAAGGCCAGAGAGTCCTATCTTAAGTCACATCCTTTGTGTGTCATGTGTGAAGAACAAAATAAGATTGTGGTTGCAACCGTAGTCAATCACATCATTCCACATAAAGGTGATCAGTCTTTGTTTTGGGACAAGAGCAACTGGCAAGCGGTTTGCAAATTACATCATGATTCAACAATCCAGAGACAGGAAAAGCAAAATATTATTGTTGGTTGTGATGAGTCTGGCTTTCCACTCAATCCTGATCATCATTGGAATAAATAGAATAGAATCAAAGACATGGGGCGGGTATCTACTTGAAAAATATCGTTTCAGTTAAAGAC